CAGTTTTTGGTATATCAAAAAACAAAGAATCATACAATTGAAAAAACTGAGTTGGCGAAAATGTGTCTTCTTTTTTACTAAGCTCCTCAAATTCAACACCTACTACCTGGTTAAAACCCCTACGTGAATAAATTTGCCTATCTAGTTTAATTGTACTTTTATTAACTATTACAACATTCTCTAAATCTTGATCAAACACCACAGGTTCAGCCTCAATGGGTTTCTGTGGTTCAGGAGGAGAAATAGTATTCTCCTCAGCTACAGGTTTCTTTCGGGGACTTGATAATGGGAATATAGGCCTTTTACTTTCTTCTATAGATACTGATTGTCTTGCCATTACTTAATTACTTTAAAATAATAATCTTTATCAAATATTTGAACCCCATCATCGTTAATATGCTTGAGTAATAATTTATAGTATCTCTCAGCCTGTAACCCATTCATGTATAAAGTAAAGTACATACCTTCTGAATCGGCACTTAATTTAGTATGTTCATCAAATGGTATTACTACATCGTCTGTAGCGTAATCTACTAAAGAGTAGTAAGATTCGCTTGTAAAATAGTTTACATCGAGGTAATTTGAAGAAGTCACAAACTTGCGAGTAGGATATAATTCGCGTACATTTACTCTAAATTTAATCACTTCAGATTGGCGGTAAGTACCTTTGTTATTTCGCATTGTAACGTACAAATCACCGCGAGACAATACGGTTCCACTACCTGTTATATAGGACGAATCGTCCCACGATATATCCAAGTAAGGTGGATATATTGTATGGGTATCCACAGAGAAAAAATTCAAAGTTCCATTGTCTACTTCGTTAAATTCTTGTGAGCTGCTTCTTTTTAAAATAAACCCATAATTAGGTATCCCAGTAGGATACCCAGGTGAATATCTACTTTCACTGTAAATTTTAATTACTGGTGAAGTAACATCAAAAGATAAATCCAAAACATCGTTATAGCTATATGTTTTAGAAACCCCAAACCCATTACCTGTATACCAAGAACCACCTCCTTCTGCCGATCCAGTCCAACTTCCTGTTATCCCGGTTCCATAACTACTTGTAACCCAAGTGGTTTTTTCTGTATCGTTGTCAACGTACAACCATGATACACCATTAGTAGTTTGTGGGTAATTTATATACCTACCAGTTCCATTGTTCCAATCTTCTGCTAGTGGGTATACTTCTAAATGTTGGTCAATACTTAAATCGCTGTGCTCTGTAGCCCATAATTTCAAACTGGCTGAATAAGGACCATTAACTTTATTGTTAAATAAATCGTCTATTTCAGTGGTTTTAAATTTAAGGAGAATTCTTGAAGGGTATTTAGTACCAAAGTAATCCTCATTATTTAAAGTCAAGATCTCATCTATTCCTGCGTTTAAGGTTTCTTTAGCAGGATGAGAATATATTGTAGAATCTTTTTCAGGGAAGATAAAATAGTGTGCCATTATTAATAGGTTTTAACTTTTCCTTTTATGTCTGTGTTAGGGTATTTTATTTCAAATATTGACGGATCAAGAGAGGGGTAAATAACTCCATTAATTGTAGCTTGATTTAAATCATATTTGTATTTAGAATAACCTATTACTTCACCAAATTTATTATTAAAACTTATAGATTCTACTGAGCGCACACCAGGTACAGATGTTAAGGTATTTGAAACTTCACTTATAATGATTGGTTGATTAACCTGCCATCTATCTATATTGAAAAATCTTTTTAATTCATTCAAACAACTAACTATTACCTCATCATTGTTGTAATTAATAAAAGTAGTGATTTCAAAATCCATCCCTAAATTTATAACGTATGCGTCCTTAATGTTAATAGCATCAGTTAACATACGGTATTGTTCTAGATAAGTTGCTAAGTTTTCTTTAGCTGCTATATTTAAGTTAACTAGATTTTTATTGATGTCATATCCCAATACGTGTAAATTTAACCCATTAGGATTAGAAATACGGCGTGAAGTTTCTACTGAGATTTGGTCATCTTGGGTAATGTATGCTTTAGCTACTTTACCAAATTTTGGTGGCATAATTAAAGACCTAAAAATATAGTCTTCTTTTGTTACCGTTCTTTGTTGTGTACTAAAGTTAGCAGCAGCATTCAATCTGATATCATCATTACTATCTCCTTCTCCCCCACCATTTGCGGGTTTTGGATTTATTACTGAAACTGAAGAAATTTGGTCTGAAATATCTATACCTGCTGTGTTAGCTTTGGTACTTAAGGTACCAATTCTAGTAATTGTATTAGATGGGTAATTTGAACCCAATCCACCTCCTTGTAGGTAAGTTACAGTTAATGTAGTATTACTAGGTACTTCTCCATAAGCACGGGTATATAAGAAATTTGAAGGATCGAATGCAAAATCCAACATTGTCCTGCCGTCATTAACACCTAAACCTACATTATCTGGGCTTGGAAGGATTTCTTCATCGGCTGAATCCGAAATTCCTGCTCCAAATTTGATTTCTAAGTTGTTGTTAGCTTTAAAACGAGTAATAAATCTTTTTGGTACTTTTTTTGTTCTTAATAGATAAGGTGTATCTCCACTATATTGCGATAAACGTGGATCATTAGCTTCAATGTTGGGAACTTCCTCAAACACAGTTTCTTGAGCCAAGAAATCTACCTCAGTATATCTATTTCCATCCTCGTCTATAATAGATTCAATGCCAATAATATTACTATCATTAATTTCTAACTTTCTAAATCGCTCAGGAGCCCCAACATTAAATGTTTTGGTTTTCCTTTTTGCACTTATAGCTTTTACTTTTTTCTTAAGGAGATACTTTACTGGTTGGTTAGTAGTAGTATCTATACTAAACACAGTAACTTCAGTTGGATCAAATGAAGAAGAAAAATTAAAATTAACATCTTCTTGAGTTAAAAACTCAACCTCTGTATTAGCCCCTGGCAAAAAGCTAGACCCCCTCTGTATAGTCATGGCGTACCTCCAATCAGGACCTGTAGAAATAGCAGGCACTGTTTGGGTAATCTCTAAATTAACTGATGCTGCACTAGTTACTTTTGGTTTATAACCCAAATTATATGCTAATGCAAATAGGTTTTCCCTCTCCTGGGCATACTCAAGCATAGTTTCTTGAACTTGAGTATCAGTATAAAAAGATAAAATGTCACCTACATAGGCAGCCATTTCTAAAAACATCATACCTGGACTACCTTCAGAGAAATCATTAGCAGTATCAGGATAATATATTTGAGCAAAATCAATTAATTGTTGTTTTAATTGATTATAATTTCTATTTAAATAAGATATAGATTTACTACTGTTGTTTAATTTTGAGTACGCCATTAGGTAAGATTTAATGTGATAGCATCCATTGCATTATTTGCCAATAACCTATATACTATCTCAATAGTAACGTCATGGTCGTTTTGGGCGATTTTTATGTTCACCACTTCAACCTCAGGAACAAATAATTCGGTTTGTCTATTAATTTTGTTTCTTAATGTTTCTGCATTAACCTTTTGTTTAAAAAGCTGGTCATAAATACCCACCCCAAATAATGGTTCATTAAATCTTTCGCCTGGATTTGTAAGTAATAAATTAATTAAGTTACTTTTTACTTGATCCATAGTGGTATAATTTAAAATAAAAGGGCTCCCACTAGAAGCAAAAGGTAACCTCACCCCCAATGCCTTTTTAGGTTGAAGGTCAATAGTTTTTATTTTAACAGTTTGTCTAGGCTTAAATCTAATTGCCATTAGGGTCTAAATTCTTTCTTTTTATCTATAGCCTCCATTATAGGAGTCCAATTTTTATTCACAAACTGATTAACGGGATCATTAGCAGCAAATGTTTCTTCTGGTGTAGGAGCTACAGCTGTTTCTGATAAAAGACTGTTTAAAGTGTCATTTCCAGTATTAAAATTTGGAGGAGGCATTTGGGCTCTTAATTTAGCTCTAAATGCTTCTACCTCTTGAGGATCGGTTTCCTCAACTACACGTTGTTGTGTAGGTTGGGGAATTAATCCTTCTTTCAAGGTTTGAATTTCGCGTTTCAATGCATAATCGATTTCTTCACGCACAACTTTTCTAATTAATTTTTCGAATGCACTTAATTTCATAGTGTATGTTTTTAATAAATATATTATAGTTTAATTATTCTATAACCGGTATTACCTTCTATATCTTCTAAATATTGTATAAATAACTGTTTGTTTGAATTCTCCAAATTAGATAAAATTTCTTTTGGATTACTAAATTTAACCACAGTACTCTCAGTTTGAGTAGATGGGTCAGTTAAATTACTGAATTTAGTTATTTGTTGTAGAAAAGTATTGTCAATAAAATCACAGCTGGTTTTAACTTGGGCTCTAAGTCTCTCTAATATCCCAAGAGCCTGATCACAACTATCATTAATAGGTTGGGTTTGAGAATCTATATACGATTTAACAGAAGTCAATACTTTAACTATAGCTTCCAATTCTGTTATTTTACTTTTAGCAATTTTCAAACCGTCATCAATACGTGTAATTACTAATCCATTGGCAAATAATCCAGTTGATGCCGCCAATATAGCAGGAGCAGCTGTTATTATAATCTTTAATGGACCAATAAATTGGGTAGCAATATCTACAGTCTCTTGTAACTTATCAAATCTAGAACTTATATTGTTGATTTTATTTTTAATTGCATTGATTTGGTTGATTTTTGAATCTACCTGCAATATTAAGTTAGAGCATCTTTCTTTTAAAGCATTAAAAGTATCTTCAACCCCTGATAAGTCTTGGGTAGAAACTATTTGAGTAGATAATTGCTCTTTAATAGCATTAGGGCTAGGAACTTTTGAAAGGATTTGATTTTTAAACTCAGCCGAAACAGAGTCTCTAGCTTTGTTTTTAACTTCCTCCAAAGTTAAGGTATTACTTGATATAAATGTGTTAAACGCGTTTAAAATCATGTTAAATATACTTTTTTACTTTGGAATTCCTTAAGTCTTTGCTTAAGACTATTTATTCTACTCTGTGTTGCTGTGGTTTTTGAAGGAAAACTAACATCAGGAGCACATGGACCCGAAGGTGGAGCTATAGGGTTTAATAAAAGTAAATCAACCTTATATAAATTATCAATTATATTTAGTAATTCAGTTAATACTTCCTCCAATTCTCTACCTTTTACAGCAGGATTACTAGTTAGTTCATTGTTTTCTAGACCTAAATATATTTTAGGTGAATTTACTACAAATTTATTCCCATTTTTATCAGATGTATTGAAATGAAATTCACCATTAGTTGAGAAACTAAATCCAGTGTTTGAAAAGAGTAGATTATCTTCTTTAGAATTAATAATAACTCTATCACTATTTAATATAAGTTGTTTACCTATATATTCACTTGGGTTAGTAGGATTAAACGGCATTGTCTACTAAGTTTTTAGCGGTTAAAAATAAATCAGAGTAGACTTTTCTCTTGTTAGCTTTTATTTTATCTGCTGTAGTTTTAGCAGGAGATAACCATTTATCGATATACAAGTCTACAATATTGTTTTGATTAGCATCACCAAATCCTTTCCCATCTAATGTTTTAGCCATAAAGTCTACCCCATTCTCAGTTGAAGAAAATGAAGCAAAATACCTAATTTTATCAGTTCTTATACCCTGACCCCCAGCTCCCTCAGTTGCAGGGACAGATCCATTTATCAAAGTACCATATCTCCATCTACCAATATCGGCCATTATACCGTAATGGTTATTATTATATCCCCCTACTTTGTTACCTTTACCCTGTTCTTTTATAGCAACAAACATCACAGAATACTTTAAAGAATTTGGTATATTAAATGACTTTATCACAGAGGCTAGGCGATTTTTTGACAATTCAGTCCATTTTCTAGTAGGATTAATATAAACAGGCTTATACCTAACTTTATCTGGAATCAAATTCTCAGGCAATAAATTAGTATAAGTAGCATCGTTAACTATAGGAACCTCTACATTTTCTACAGGCGGGAAATATTCTTCAGGACGTGGAGCTGCTCTAAGTTC